CCTCGTCAACTGAACGAATCAGCTCTAGCCGGTGATATCGGGCCCGTCCCAGGGAGGGCAGGGACGGGAGGCTGTTCTGGTAAACGAGCGCTTGGTGTTCAGGGTTGAGATAAATCCTACCGCATAAGCGAGATAAATCCGGTCTATTCCGGGATAGGCTGGCACAAATTGGGACAGCCTATGCAATACCGTTGCAGCCAGCGCAACAAAAAACACCCCGCTCAGTCATCGACTGGCGGGGCGAACATATCGGCCTGGCGACGCGCTATCTCGTCTTTTCGAACCGCCTTAACAATCTTATAGATCCACTGAAGCGATACCCCCCACTTGCGTGCCAGGTCGCTTTGATTGGTGCCGTTGAATTCCTCGTAGATCTGCCGATCCCGCCGGCTCAGCTTGCCCGCCAGCCCCATTGGGAAATAGACGTTCTGCCCACCCCAATGCGCCGCCATGCGATCGGTGACCTCCTTGGCCACATGGCGGGCAGCCTCATCATCCATCGACACCAACTCACGTAGCGCGCCCGCAATGTGTTCAGTCAGATCAACCAGCAGTTCCGGCCCCTTGCTTCGGAAGTCATTCATACAGCCTTCACCGCAGCATCAAGGGCCAGGCTCATTGATCCTGCTCCTTCACTGGCGTAAACCAAGCCACATCAACACCTCGAACGGTCACGGTGTTGCAGGTCAATGGCCCCGCAGGCGAATAGCGAATCCCTCGCAGCTGAGAACCAAAGCGGCACATAAACCGCTCAAGGCTGCTCAGTTCAATAAAAATCTTATTGTCCAAAAGCACCAGAAGCATGATCGAAACCCCAGCATCACGAATGTCACGCGTTAACTCATTGAACGCGGATAACTGCGCCGGAAACGCCTCAGTCAATATGCTCAACGGTTGTACCGGTGTCGCTATCGCTGCCAAATTCAGAGAATCCATCTCAAACCCCCTTAACGACATCGGCAGTCACCTTCGGCACACCCAGTTGAACAGCCAAATTCATCGCCGCGATCATCAGATTGCCAATCGCCAACGGATAAAGCAGAGAAACGGTCCCATCCCGCCCACCATGGCGAGTCGGCTGAGACAGCCGTGCCGCAATCGCCTCAATGGCACCCTGATCGATGACGTCCCCAAGCACCTTGCCCACTCGATCAAATCGAAACGTCAAAAACTCCTCCAGACGCGAATGCTCAACCGGCGTCAACGTGACCCGTTCACAACGCTGCACCACCTCACGCACATCCGCATTACGCTCGCTTAGCTTCACCCCAAGCTCGGGCTGACCGATCATGATGACACTCACCAACTTAGTGAACCCGACCTCCAACTCCAAAATGCGCTTAAGGTGTTTCAGCGTCGGCACCGGCAAACTGTGCGCTTCCTCAATCACCAGACAATGGCGATACCCGGCGGCATGCGACTCCTTCAACGCCTTATGCAACTGAGCGAAGCGCGCCTCGGGACTGCTCTTGGGCTTAGACAGGGGCGCGACAGCCGCCATCATCGACTCGGCAATGTGCGTGCTCTTCAGCGACTTGCCCTTAACGTCGTTATCCTCGGACGCCAACACATACGGCTCAATGACCATCACCGGATCATTGTTCTCGGCAATGCGGTTCACCAGGTCTCGGCGGAGCGTACTTTTGCCGGCCCCCGATTCCCCCTCAACCGCCAGAAACCCACCATGCCGCGCCGTTTGATACATCGCCTCGCGCACATAACGAATATCCGGGCTCACCCACATATCCTGAGCACACTGCAGCTCATCAAACGGATCTCGAAACAGACCAAACGCCTTACGAGTAGCTGGCTGTAGCGTTTGTTTAGGCAGTAACATCAATTCGTCCTCCCCGGACGGCTCTTTCACAAGGGCCGGACCTGCCGTGTTGGCGCACGGCGGGTCCACTTCATCAAAAGCATTAGCAATAGCGGCGTCATTGGCACCGGACTCCGTCAAGAATCCCCGAATGCGCCCCCGCAAAACCTCACCATCCAGACTGCGCGGCCAAAGGCCGTGGTTCAGCAACTGCGCAACCGTAGCGCTGCTCAAACTCAGCGACTGAGCCAACGCCGCCTGAGGTCGCCCCATCTCCTGCAAAATCCTTTTCAGCTTCAACATCACTCACCTCCAACGGTGTGGCGCATGACTTCAACAGGCCGTTTCAACTCAGCCTCAACCGCCTCAATCTGCTCTTGAGGAACACCTTCTGGAAAACGCCTCAGCAACCACCCAAACGTCTCAGCCGACCAAAGATTGCCCAACCGCGGACGCAGAAGCTTCGCCGCCTCAACATGACTCAGCGGGGCAATCTCAACAGAGGGAACATTGACGTTCAGACTCGTACCGCGCCGTGGCAGATAAGCCGGCAGCACCGTGTCATTCACATGTTTATGCGGATCAATCAGCCCACCAAACGGCACGGCCTTCGTCTTACGCACGGCCTGTGCATCGGCCTGATTACTCGTGCCGGTCGCAATTTGCTCCAACACCTTGCGCGACACCTGAGCCGGCGTTTCGGCATGACGCTTGTACGCTTCGCCGATAGTCGCCGCAGTCTCGCTAAAGCCAAACGCATTCACCCCAATGCGCTCAATCACGTGATACCGCTCACGCCCGTCATCGCCCACCAGTACCGCAATTGCCGAGTCCTTATCCCGCCAACAATTGCGAGTGATCAGCAGCTGTTCGCCCACCATCACCCCCGGCACCGAACTCACATCAAACTGCGAGCCCCGGAACGAAACCCGCAGCAAATTGCTCACCTTGCGGTTTTCCGGCGTGCTCACCGCCAACTCACGACACACCTCAACGCTGGGCGCCAGCCGCAACTGCTCCTGCTTAATCAACTGCCAAACACCGTACCGAGTGCGCCGCGTGCGGGTATGAATCGACGTTGCATTGAAGTACCGCATCCACTGGCCGGCCCAAGTATTGATCTGCTCCAGACTGCTAGCCGCTTGAAACTTCAAAGCACTTTCAAACTCACGCTCAACAATGTTGTGTGCCTGTTCAACCTGACCCTTGGCCCGTGCATTACCGACCCGATTGATAACCAAATCGATCGACAACACACGGCAAAGATTGCGAAAAATACCACTGGTCATCGCCGCCCCAGGGTCCGTCATCAGCACCCAGGGCACCCCATGAAATGGGTCTGAATCACTGCGTTTCTGCATTGCGTTAATCAGTACCGCACACAGGTTCTCCGCTGATTCCGCCCCCAGCACATACTCGACATACAGCGTGCCGCTCGTATGGTCCGTGATCACATACCGCCACAGACGCTGGCGTTCGATCTTCTTCAGATTCGCGGGCTTACCGTCATAGAACTCGGCCTTATTCATCACCCGAGCGCCGTCATCGGCCAGATAAAACTGCGTCGAGATCGACGCATCAATCTGCCAGACATGATTGGGGTGCTGACTCGCCAACGACACCGCCGGGGCGTCTTGCAGCAATTGCTCGGGGTGCAACTTATAAGCGCGCAACGCCCGGCTGATCGCACTGCGGCTCAACGGTCGAAACTCCCCCGTTTCCTCATCCACCCGGCCAGCCATCACCAAGTTATTACTGCGCAAGCGCTCAACGGCCCGCACAATCGTCGACAATTGCTTATTGTTGGCCCGGATCGACTCCAGCAAAACTGCCGAAATCAACCGTGCTTCCTCGAGTGGCAACGCGCTGCAACCCGCATCACTGCGCCGCTTTCGCGGCTTCGCCAAACGCACCGCCTTCAACTGGCGTTGCAGAGTAGAAATCGAAACCCCCAACGCTAGCGCCCCAGCTTCGTAAATAGCCGTACGCTCACCATGCACAGCCGCATCAGCGCGCTGTGCGACCTGCATCAACTGCTCAATGTGTACCGGATTCATCAATCAGGCCTCCGCAGGCGTCATCCAGGCCACGCCATCCGCCTGATCTGGCAAGTTGAACTCACTGCGAACCGCCCCCAGCGTGATCTCCAATTGCCGAATCAAACCGGCTTTAAAGACACGGTGATCCTCACCACCGACAGCCAACGCCTCCAGCTTCGCAAACCCCTCGCGCAACGGCCCTAACACACTGGCCTCTGCCTCATAAGCGATCGCCGCCACTTCCCCGCGCAAAGCCTTCGCCACCTCATCCGCAGACATCGCCTGGATTCGCTTACGGGATACCTCCAACTCCCGCCGAGCCTTATCCAACTCGCCGGTCTTCTTCGCCATCACCTCGCTCTGCGCGTTGTAATCGGCCTTCATCTCATCAAGGCGCCGGCCTAACAGATCCTTCTCCTGGGTGTGCTTGGCAATCATCTCCTCTGCAAGATCAACAAACGCCTCCTTGTCACCGGCTTTCGCCACCTCAATTAGCGCCGCCTGCTGGTCCTGCGGCAAACGCCGATACTGGCGCAGCTCGCGATACCCGATCCCCATACGCGACATCGAATCCAGCGCCTCCTCACCGAAGGCCCGCAGGTTCGCGATATCCCGATCCACCTGATCAACCGAACGCCCCAGCAGCCCGCAAAACTCCTCCCACGTACCGCTCAACACCTGCGCACCGTGCGGACTTTTGCGCCCGGCCAGCCCTCGATACAGCTTCTTCTCCTTCACAAATGCCAACTTCGAAGTCCGCACCGTGCGGGAAAACGCCTCAAACACACCGGCCATTTGTGCCTGCCCCAGCAACTGACTCACCGTGTCACGCTCTTCACTGTGCGAGGCGTGAAGCGCAGCCATCGCGTTCTGATCAGCCGTCAACATCACCCCATCCAAAACAGGCAGCGACAGCGCCTCCACGGGTATGCTCTTGCTCCGTGCCATACAACCTCCTTAAACGATCGACCCAGCGGCAATACGCTGATTGATTTCCTGCATACGCTCCGTCAAACGGGCCATGTGCTCGGCATGCGCCTGTGCGATCTGCAACACACCCACCGAGTGAGCAAAGCGGCCGTTATCCAGCTTCACCGCCAGACCTTCCTCAATCAGGGTTTGCATGGCCCGGGTGATATTGCAGGGACTGTCCTGCGTCAGCTGCGCCAACTCCGTATTACTCAAACCCGTCACCGTGTGCCCCTTCAACGCCTTCAGCGCACGCAAAACGCGTGCAGCAGCCGACACCGAACGATTCATAACCTCGCCTCCGGCTCAGACATTTCAGGTAAATTGACACCCTCAATACCGGTGGCATTGAGTGGCAATGGGTTCAGGCAAAAAGTGGAAACAACGAAAAAGGTGTGAATTGGTGGGTTTTTTGTAGGAAAACTCTTTTTTTGCCCTGCGCACCCACACGACGTAGGTTTTAAAACGGTAGATTCCGAATAGCCGATATGATTTTTCATCACGAGCCTCACGCCACAAAACGGTTGAGCTCAAGGGCCGTCGCCGGATCAGTACAAATTTCTCCGGCCTTAAGACCCAGTTTGATCGCAATCTCGTGGGCCTGACCCCGTACACATTTCTTGCGCCCACCCAACACCTCAAAAACGAGATTGGGTGAAAAACGATTGGCGATTGCCCATTGGGTAATCGAAACACCTTTGGCCTTGAGCTCCGCTCGGGCCTGATCTGCTGTACGTAGCGCCATGGGTTCACTCCGGGGGCTGCGGGCACCGCTGAGGTGCCGATTAAGTTGCCGTTCATGGTCGAACGGTGTGAATTCATGATGGAACCAATCGGTTCCCATTCAAAGGCTTTCTGGTAACCGAATGGTTTCTTTTTGTGAGCGACTGCGCGCAGAGCGGACACGACTTGGCCTCAACCAGACCGACTTCGCGGCACTGGCCGGCGTGACAAAAAAAACGCAAATGCTCTACGAAGCAGGCGAACGCGTGCCCGACGCTAACTACCTGGCCGCCATTGCCGAAGCCGGTGCCGACCTGAGCTTCATCGTCACCGGGCAAAAAAACACCGCCACGCCGTCCGCTGCCGCATGGGCGCCCATCGACAGCGAAAAACTTGGCCGAATTATCGAAATGCTAGAAGCGGCCGCCAAACAAGCCGGGCGGCGCTGGCCGGCCAAAAAGTTGGCCGAAACGGCCACCGAGATCTACAACGCGCTGGGTGACGATCAAGGATTTGATCAACCACGCGTTGAGCGAATATTGAAGTTGGTAGTAAATCGCTAAATAGCAAAGGAATTCTATGCGAAGAGACGACGAGGCCCTGGTAAGCAATCTGTCAGCCAGGCTATCTGAGGAAATCGAAAATCTCCCCAGGGACGGAAAAAATCGCGAACTCACCATCAAGATCAAGGGCAACCGGGGGCATATCAACCTCGGTCATCAAACCTTTGACATAAAGACTGCCAAAGCACCCCCGCCAGAAGGCGGTGATCGTGCTCGGGAATGCCCGCAGTGCCGCCACTGCACATGGCGCTACACACAGTTGTGCATGCACTGTCATTACAACCTGCACCGTCACGACGAAGTCGCTGAGCAGGAAAAAGATTGGGCGCACAAAAAGCGACACAATCTCCAAGTGTTGAAAGCAGGTGTCTGCTGCGTCGGCATTACCGGTCTCAGCTTTTTTGTCATGGACTATCCGCTTGAAACGCTAAAACCGTTGGCCTTAGGCCTGACAGGTGCTCTGGGATTCTTTGCACTCACAACCATGAGGTCACACAGATAAAGCACTGGCAGATAACCGCCAGCGTTAAACGGTCAGGGACGACCAAAGACACTTTAAAAGGAGGTTTCAATGACCGAGAGAAAACACTGCACCCCTTGGAAAGATCGGCCAGCCGCCGAGAAAATCACCCTGATAATCGGCTGGTGTGTTATCGCAAGTCTCATGGTGTACGGGTTCCTGCCGAACAAACCCGAACCGAGCGCCTCCTCACCAGGCGCCGCATCTGAAACACAACCGCCCACAGCACGATACAACGGCCCCAGCGCACAGGCACTGAGCAGTGCAACCCAATACCTGCTGCAACTGGACAGCGCGATGGCCGAAGGTATGCAGATACTCAAAGCCGGCCAGCTCCGTGAGCTGAATGCTCGCAGCCAACTATTCAAATCACTGCTTGAAGGTGGCTACGCGCAATTCGGTCGTTCCGTGTTTCAACCGCTGGGCAAGTGCACCTCGGCGGCGATCTTTGCTAATAGCTGGTGGCAGGCCCACGTGACTGCCATTCGCCAAGGAGGCGCTGAGACGATTCCTGGCTCGATTCAAAGTCACCTGGATGAATACAAGCTCAACCGAGCTGACTGCCTACAAAGCGCGGATCCCTCGGTCGAAACCTCTGCGCCAGAATCGACAAAACACGGCGGATAGACCGGCATACCTAGACACCGCTTTGGTACCGAGCCAATAAAAGCAAAAGGATAACGTCCAGTAAGTTGAGTTCGCCTCAATCGTGAAACGCTACAAAGCGGCTACGCTCATCAAATGATTAACCGGCGTTGAATTCAACGGTCATTTTATGGCTGATCAAAGGTGAGAGGATAACTGTGCCATGAAAGCTCTTAAATTAGTCGTGATTTTGCTATCGATAGATGCAGGCTATACCCTGGCGGATAGCTGTGATGCAATTTTAGATGAAAAATTAATGACTGCTTCGTCCATAGTGGATCAAAGTGAGGCAGAGTCGGCGGCGAAGTATGCCTTTTGTAACAAGTCATTCTCAGAGATTCAAAAATCCACCAGTGGGTCGATAGGCGGAAGTTTTAAATTCATTAGTGCGAATGCAAGTAAGGACGAGAGCTCTTTCAATAAATGGAAGCAATCGAATTGTGGTGACTCATCTAGTTCTTCTGCAACCGCAAAGTACAGATTCTCTGCGCAGAAGGCTCTAGGTGAGGGGGTAGTGGAAGCATGGCGAACCTGTATGCTTCAAAGGGATGGTCTCAGTTGTTTGGTCTCGCCTGGAAGCGATAATGAATCAGTTAATTTTATTTATTCTTGGAGACCCAAAGGGACAGGTAAAACCGAATTGCTTGGGTCGACGATTTATAATGGAAGCAGAATAAGCAGTGAGGATGAAAAAAACAAGGTTGCTAAGGATGCTTCAACTGTCTATCCAGGGAAGCAAAATATCATAATTATTCGAGATGATACTAAGAAAAAAACCATAGTCAGCATGAACACATTGTATAACGGAGACGTTACAGATGAATGCCATGTTGAGGTGCCGGCCCTAATATCCAAAGAGGAGAATGCTGCTCCGGCAATTAATGTGAAAACCATTAAAGGCCGTTGGTGTTACTCTTCTGCTAGCGGCGCCGCTAGCAGCGGGATGTCAGCTCCGCCTAGTGTCGAATTTATTCAGTCTGGTGATAACTGGCAGGTTTATTATTCACCTACTCAAGGGGCTAGAATCCCCGCTGGTGGAGTAGATAGAGTCGAAGTTGAGGACAGTGATGGCGAAGTGACGGTGACTGAGGTAAGCAAAGATATGATGTTGCCGCCGCCGAAAATCCCCTCACTCTATTTCAGAGGTCCATTTCCGGCGCCTCATGCTCCTGTAACCCCTTCTCAGGCTATCCCTGGGGTAATACCAGCACCTGGCACCGCGCCGCTTCCAGCCCCCTCAGGTTCATCCGAAGGGTTAATAATCACCACGGTGGTAAAGTACGACATGCCGAATAATAATACTTTGCAAGCAAGATCGGTAAGTGTTACTACCAATGTTACTGGAGATGAAAATTCCGGTAGTTTATATCCGCTTATAAGATACAGTCGGTGTGATTAGTAATGAATTATTTCGCGGGCCGTTATCAATGCTCCAGCCTACGACGGGAATGCCAAGTCGATCTGCAACTGGCTTTCATGCCACTGGTCAATCCCGGTTAACTTATTGGCCACTACATTATTGGAGATCGAAATGACCCAATCAAAGAAGAACTATTGAATCATCGCGGTGAGCCTAGCTACATCGGAGAGAGCATTGTGCTTGCAGGGAATCGACATGCCTGGGCACGGATCTCCCTCTCCCTAAACCCGATTAAAAGCCCCTCCAGCCCACGCCGCCCACCATAGCGGCGTGAGCATTTCTAGCGCCTCAAATCACAGGGGCGCCACGACTGGAGGCAACCCCCCATGCGACCCAAACACCCCCGCGGCATCCGCAACTACAACCCCGGCAACATCCGCCACACTCATCGCGTCCGCTGGCAAGGCATGGCCACCACCCAGACCGACAACCAATACGTCCAATTCATCAACCCACGCTGGGGCATCCGTGCCATCGCCCGCGTCCTCATCACCTACCAAGACAAACGCCGCGCCGCCGACGGCAGCCCCATCGACACCGTCCGCGAAATCATCGAACGCTGGGCGCCGCCCTCAGAAAACAACACCGATGCCTACATCATCAGCGTCGCGCGCGCTCTGGGCCTCGACCCCGATGCGGCCAGCGTCGATGTCTACGACTTCGACATCATGCGCGCTCTGGTCACCGTCATCATCCGCCACGAAAACGGCCCAGGCCCCTTGCCGGGCGGTCGCTGGTACGGCGACACCATCATTGCCGACGGCCTATCACTGGCCGGCATCGAGCGCGGTGTTTTCCACGGCCAACTCAAGGGGGCGCCCGTATGAGGCTCATCAGCGATTGGCGCCACGGCTACAAGCTCTACAGCCTCCAGATCGGCTTGGTCATCGTCCTGGCAGGGTTCGCCCAACTGGAACTATTGCCCCTCTGGCAGCCCCAGCTAACCCCCAAGGCCTACGCCACCCTCAACAGCGCACTGGCCGTCCTCCTGTTCGTCGCACGCCTGATCAAACAAGGGCCAGACCGACCACCACAGCGCTAAGCCCGCGGAGCGTTGAATGAACCTCAATGAACTCAACTTCGGCTTCCAGACCGTGCAATGGCTGGTCCTCACCGTACTGGCCCTCTACACCTGGATCACCAACCGCCACACCGCCAGCGCCCGAGAACTGCTTGAACTGCGCACCCGCATCGTCGCCCTCGAGGAACACGTCCGGCACCTGCCAGACCCATCAGCGGTCACCGACCTATTGGGCGACATGAAAGCCATCCGCGCCGAACTCACCGGCGTCAAAGACGCCCTCAGCCCCTTGGCCCGGTCCCTCGACCGCATCAACGACTACCTGCTGCGAGAAAAAACATGACCCCCTATGCCGACTACCTGCGCCACGACATGCGCCTGGTCATCTTGCGGCTGCTGGTTGAAATGCCCGGCTACCGCGCCAACAGCTCCGTCCTCAACACCGCCCTCGACAATTTTGGCCACACCGCCAGCCGCGACCAGGTCAAAACCGAACTGCAATGGCTCGCCGAACAGGGCGCCGTAACCCTCGCCGACATCGGCCCGGTACTGGTCGCCACCCTCACCGAACGCGGCCAAGACATCGCCGCCGGCCGCGCCCGCGTGCCCGGCATCAAACGCCCGGGGGCCTGACCATGGCTGGCAAATCCTCCATCAATCGCCTGCCACCCCTGGTCAAGGCCTACATACAAAAACTTCTGCGTGAAGATCGCTTAACCCTCGACGACATGCTCGCCGACATCCAAAAGCGCTTCCCCGACGAAAAAGCTCCCAGCCGCAGCGCCCTGGGCCGTTTCAAACTGGGCTTCGACGAACTCATCGACAAAGCCCGCCAACAGCGCGAAATGGCCGAAGCCTTCGTCGGCGCCTTCGGGGAAGACGCCTCAGACAAAACCGGCGCCTTACTGGTCGAAGCCATCTCGACCCTGACCTACCAGGCCGCCATGGGCGCCCACGAAAAAGACGACGTCACCGTCGCTGAAGTCTCCGCGCTGGCCCGCGCCGCCAAAGCCACCATGGAAGCCCGAACCCTCAGCGTCAAAGAACGCCAGGCCATCGAAAAAGCCACCCGCGAACGCCTGCTCCAAGAGCAAGCCGTCGAACTCGACGACGCCGTCAAAGCCCAAGGCATGACCGAAGACCAGGCCCAGTTCTGGCGGCAGAAATTCCTCGGCGTCAAACCATGAAACCCGTCTCCAACACATTGCGCGTCATCGAATGGGATGAACTGCCGCCCAGCGTCCGTCAGATCCCCGAGGGCTACGACCCGCTGGGCGAAGGCATCCTGATGGCCCACCAATCGCAATGGCTGGCCATCGGCACCCATATCAAACTCTGTGAAAAAGGCCGCCGTACCGGCATCACCTTCGCCGAAGCCCTGGACAGCGTCATCACCGCTGCCTCGCAAAAAATCGCCGGCGGCATGGACTGTTTTTACATCGGCGACACCAAAGAAAAGGGCCTGGAATTCATCGGCTACTGCGCCAAATTCAGCCGCGTCATCGCCGAAGCCCAAGCGTCGGGTGTCAGCCAAATCGAAGAATTCCTCTTCCAGGACCAAGATGAGGCCGGCAACACCCGCCACATCAACGCCTACCGCATCCGCTACGCCTCGGGCTTCAAAATCGTCGCGCTCTCCAGCAACCCGGCCGGCGTGCGCGGCCTACAAGGCAAAGTCATCATCGATGAAGCCGCGTTTCACCGCGACGTCGCGGCCGTGCTCGACGCCGCCACCGCACTGCTGATCTGGGGCGGACGCATCGTCATCATCAGCACCCACAACGGCAAAGCCAACGCCTTCAACCAAATGGTCAGCGACATCCGCGATCAGCGCTACGGCAGCAGTGCCCAGGTCTTCCGCGCCACCTTCGACGACGCCGTCGCCAACGGCCTGTTTGAACGGGTCTGCTTCATGGCCGGCAAGCCCGCCACGGCCCAAGATAAAGAGGCCTGGTACAAACAAATCCGCAACGCCTACGGCCCGCGCAAAGCGCAAATGCGCGAAGAACTCGACGCCATCCCCCGCGACGGCAACGGCGTTTGCATCCCCGGCGTCTGGATCGAAGACGCCATGCGCCCCGGTCGTACCGTCCTGCGCCTGGCCCTGGACGACGACTTCGCCCAACAGCCGGTCTACCGGCGCGAGGCCTACGTCAACGACTGGATCGAGCGCTACCTGGCGCCATTGCTACAGCCGCTCCCAGCCGAGCGGCGCCACTTCCTCGGCATGGACTACGCCCGGCACCGTGACTTCTCCATCATCTGCCCGATGTCCGTTGACCAGGCACGGCATCGCGACGTGCCGTTCGTAGTCGAAATGCACAAAGTGCCCACCCGGCAACAGCAGCAGATCCTGTTCTACATCCTGCGCCAGCTGCCGCGTTTCGTTGGCGCGGCCCTGGACGCCACCGGCAGCGGCGAAACCCTCGCCGAAGACACCGCCGACGCATTCGGCCACAACCGCATCCAACAAGTGAAAATCACCCGCAGCTGGTACGGCGCCTGGATGCCCAAATTCGTGCAACTGTTTGAAGACGCGACAATCACGCTGCCCAAAGACGACTCGCTGCACCAAGACATCCGCGCCATCGAAACCGTCGACGGCATCCCCATGATCGTCAAAGCCCGCAAACAAGACCTCAAAGACCCCGACCTCTACCGCCACGGCGACTTCGCCGGTGCCGGTGCGCTCGCCAACTTCGCCACGCTGGAAGTCGCCAGCGGCCCGGTCACCGTCAAATCACGCCGCCCGCGCCAGGGCCAGCGCCTCACCCAGGGGTACGCATGAACAACACAGGCCTATGGGTCAGCCCCACTGAATTCGTCCACTTTGCCGAGCCCCAACGCAGCCGCTCCCTCAACCGCCACATCGCCACCCGAGGCCGCGCCCAGGCCAGCGACTTCGGCAGCCATTTACCTAACCCAGACCCGATTCTCAAAGCCCAAGGCAAAGACATTGCGGTGTACCGCAACCTGCGCAGCTCAGCCCTCGTCGGAGGCAACATCCGCCGCCGCAAAGCCGCCGTGCTGTCGCTGGAACGAGGCCTGCAACCTGAAGACACCGCCAACAAAGTGGAACGCTTTATCACCGACTGGCTCACCGACCTCGACCTGGACCGCATCATCCGCGAACTGCTCGACGCACCGTTATTCGGCTACCAGCCCATCGAACTCCTATGGCGCCCCGTGGGCAGGCATTGGGTGCCACAAGACCTGCTCGGTAAACCGGCGGAATGGTTCTTCTACGACAAAAACAACGCGTTGCACTTTCGCGCCAAAGACGCCGGCCCAGACGGCGAGCCCTGCGACCCGCAACGCTTTGTCGTCGCCCGCCAAGACGCGACCTACGCCAACCCCTATGGTTTCCCGGACCTGAGCATGTGCTTCTGGCCGGCCACCTTCATGAAAGGCGGGCTCAAGTTCTGGGTACAGTTCACTGAAAAATACGGCAGCCCCTGGGTCATCGGTCAACACCCACGCGGCGCCACCGACGGCGAAACTGAACTTCTGCTCGACAGCCTCGAAGCCATGGTCCAAGACGCCGTCGCCGCCATCCCCGACGACGCCAGCGTGCAAATCATCGAAGCGGCCGGCAAAGCCGGTAGCGCCGACGTCTACCGCCAACTGCTGGAATACTGCCGCAGCGAAATCAACGTCGCCATGCTCGGGCAAAACCAGACCACCGAAAAAGACACCAACCACGCCAGCGCCACGGCCGGCGCCGAAGTCACCCAAGACATCCGCGACGGCGACGCCGCCATCGTCGCCAGCGCGCTCAACGCCTGCATTCGTCACGTCATCGACCTCAACTTCGGCCCCGACGTCGCCGCGCCGCGCTATGCCCTCTGGCAACAAGAAGAAATCGACAAATCCCTGGCCCAGCGCGACAAGGCCCTGACCGAGTCCGGCGTAAGGTTCACCAACGCCTATTGGCAGCGCACCTACAACCTGCAGGACGGTGACCTACAACAAGCACCGACCCGGGGCGACAAACCCGCATTCGCCGAAACCACCCAACACCGGGCGCCGGATCAAGCCGCCCTCGACCAAGCCATCAATAGCCTGCCGGCCGAGCCCTTAAACCAACTGACTGAAAACCTCGCCAACCTGATGTTCATGGCCGACACCTGGGGCCGCCTAAGCACCAGCGCAGACCGGGAAGACTGACATGGTTAGCCTCGCAAAGCAGCTCAACCCCGCGGACCTCAAGGTCATCTTCGGCCTTGAGCCCGCCAACGCCATCGCCTACCTGAAGGCCAAGGGCTACGCCATCACCTGGCATTGGCAAGACATCCTCGACCAAGCCCACGACCACGCGTTCACCGTCGCCAAAGCCATGCGCCTGGACCTGCTCAGCGACATTCGCGCCGCCCTGGAAACCGCCCTCCAACAGGGCCAAACCCTCCAGCAATTTACCGCCCACTTGAAACCCGTCCTACAAGCCCAAGGCTGGTGGGGCCAGCAAGTCATCGTCGACAGCCAAGGCAGCGCCGAAACCGTCCAGCTCGGTAGCCCACGTCGCCTAAAAACCATCTACCAGACAAACCTGCAAAGCGCCTACATGGCTGGCCGCAAAGCCAGCATGGAGCAGGCCACCGAGACCCACCCGTACTGGATGTACATCGCCGTCCTAGACGGAAAAACCCGCAGTAGCCATCGGGCCATGCACGGCCAGGTCTTCCGTCACGACGACCCCATCTGGTCAACCATCTTCCCGCCTAACGGCTTCAACTGCCGCTGTCGCGTCGTCGCCCTGAGCGAAGCCGCCGTCAAGCGCCGTGGGCTTACCGTTACATCCAGCCAAGGGAAAACCTTTACCGAAACGGTCGAAACCGGCACTGACAAACGTACCCAGGAAATCAGAACAGCAACCGTGGGAGGCATCCGAATCACCAACGCCCAAGGCCACACCATCACATTTCGCACCGACCCAGGCTTCAATCACGCCCCCGGCACCGCCTGGCAGAAGGCCTGAAACGCAATTAACCACACCCACCCGTGGCGAGGGAGCTTGCTCCCGCTGGGCTGCGCAGCAGCCCCAAACTCAGCCACCTAGCACCGCAAACCTAAAATGGAAGGCATCCCATGTTCACCATCGAACTAGAGCACCAACACCTGCAACAAATCCTAAGCCGAGTGGAGCGGACTGTCGGTGACCTAGCGCCACTCATGCGCAGTCTGGCCGCTGAGCTCGCCAGCCAGACCGAAGAAAACTTCGAACAGGAAGGCCGTCCCCAGTGGCCTGAGCTTTCCGACGTCACCACAGGACGCCGAGCCGAAACCGGCCACTGGCCCGGCAAGATGTTGCAAGTCAGCGCTGCGGGGCTGGCTGCCTCGATCTCCACCCAAGCGACAGACAGCACGGCGGTGGTGGGTAGCAACAAGCCCTATGCGGCGATGATGCAGTTCGGTGGGGACCAGGCAGATTTCCCGCAACTGTGGGGTGATATTCCGGGCCGACCGTATCTGCCCATGGATGCTGAAGGCAACCTGCAACCCGAAACGGAACAAGCCCTACTGAAACTAGCACTCTCTCATCTTGAACAGGTTGCAGGCATCTAACGTCACAAAGGCAGACAGTGCCCGTGACACGGCGGTTAGACGGAAACGGCGCTAGAGGGACGAGAACCGCTTCAGGGCAGGGGCCTATTAAGCCGCCCATCAAGCGCAAAAGGCTCTTGCAGCACCAGCTCGTACAACCCATCGGCCAGATGCGGGTTCATCAACAAATTCCAGCTATGTGGCGAGACACTAGAAGGGACCAGCACGAAAGGGTGCTTGCTCAACAGATCTGCACCAAACTTTTGCTGACTACGGCTTGGCGTACCCGGTACTAACCAGTTGGGGTTGGCAATGCTATCTGGCTGAACGACATGAATGCCGGACCGGTCAAGTACGCGGGCTTGTGTCAGGCAATGAGGTTTGCAGTCCAGCGCATCGAAATCCTTATGCACTGCAACTTCAAGAATGGCTGTAGAAGCGTCCAGAGCCGCATAAACCGTCGCCATGCCCTTAGGGTTCCAGCGCCCACCCACTTTTTCAGCCCCCACGCCCGAATTCCAAGTGGTGGCATACTCAGCAGGATCAAGACGCCAGAAATGGATCTCACTGCTCAAAGGGTCTTTAGCCATCAATAGACCCCATACTCAATGCGCGTCAGAAAGTCAGTCACCAACTCATACCCGACTGAATTGGAAATCAGGTCAATCGGTGTCTCACCGTCCAGGCCCCGTGCAGGTTTGGCCATCCATTGCTCGGCAAGCTCACGCGAACCCAGGACCACCGTTGCCTTTTCCAAGACCTCGGCATAATTGAGAGCCCGCGTACTTTGCTCTGGGGTCAAGACTTCATTGGGCGTTTTTAACCGCCGCGCCAGCGTGCGCTCAGACGTGCCAACGATTTTCGACAGCACACCGCGCCGCTTATACACCTCACTGTTCTCGACCATATCAAGCACAGATTGCAGCGAGAAACCTTTACGAACGGCCCGGTATATCTCCATACGATCATCGCCATCTTTTCCAGAAAGCAACACCGCGACCATGGACGGAGCGTGACTGGAATCTTGCATCATCACCTTTACCGTGCGCTCGCCACTACTCACAACGGCTACGAACGCACCAGATGCGCGTGGTTTGACGTTTCTTTTGCGGATGCCATCTTTCGCGGCCTCAACGACTGCAACATCTTTTTTCTTGGCGCTCATGGGTACCTCCAGCACTCTGTCATCTGGCATCAACTATAGTGCCAAATGGCAGAAAATCCTAATCCACAACGTTCGTTACGTCGGCCCTGCCGAGCAAGGCTCGCTCTTAGAAGGCGAGGCAAAGCCTAGCCAACGTGGGATAGGTTAGCGGTAGCCTCCCGGCACCGATGCACAGCTGGCCGTCGAGTTCACCAGCTAAGCCGAAAAAGATTTCGGGCGACAAGCTAGGCCGATCACTGGCTTGGCAAATGTTTACAAATCGACGGTACAGACTTGGCCGCCTTTTGGGATCAAAAGCATCTAATGAGCGGTTGAGCTCTATTTATCAGGGATAGAAAAGCATTGCGATGCGGAATTTAGTCATCAAACAAACTTCTCGCAACTCCCATGTTTTTGATGCTCTTGATGTGTTTTAAGTCATCATTGCTTATTTTTTCCAGCCCCACAAAAGCTACATCATTGAATGAACTTGTCATTGGCCCACTCCATGCGCCAAAGAACTCTTTCCCTAATGGCTTTAGCATTGAGTAATACTCAACGTAATACTTAAGGTCTTCTCCGTGAGGCCCTAGACAGTTTATTTGCAATAGAGCCATTTCAGACTCGCTAAGCTGGGCCCGCACTATATTTGTGTAATTTCTTTTTCGGCAATAATCAGCATAAAGTACATCATCAGAAGCTTGCGCCCCATCAATAGAGACAAAATCAAACTCTGTACTTTGGCTGTTGTCAATCATTTTCATAATCCAATAGAGGTTGCGAAAATAATGACCAAATACACTAACTTTACCTTTGCAAAAACTTGAGACGTTTTGCCGTACGTCGCTGTCTGTTGATGGTGGCGGAGAGTAAAATATACTATCTTTGTAAAAACTTTTAAACTCTCTTACAACTAGATCAATGGCATCTCGGCCTTCGCTGATTTTGCCAGGCGTATTGGAGTATTTGATGTCAGCTAGTATTTTGGCATGCGTGTCCAGCATACCAAATAGCGTGGATTCAAACATTTGCCGCGAGTAAACTGCGGTCTGTTGTCTCTGCTCCTGAGTAGCAATCTTGGCTTCTTGCTGTGCCGCCTTCATTTCCGCTCGTTGTAAAGCCATTGTCTTCAAGACTGCCATCAAAGCAAGAAAGCTCAACAAGGGATTCAAAAAGCCTCCAGCAAAATCACCTAGTTGCCCCCAGTAGCTAGCCGTAGATTGATTAACAATTGATAATACCGGGATATCAACACCTCTAAAAAAATGCTGATACAGGGCACCAAACACGACGCTGCAGGCAGTAATAGCAAATAACGCCACACCAAAAAAGAATATATTCTCAGCTGCATACTTGATGAGTTGCACTAAAGCTTTCTTGCACCACTTGTAAATATCTCGAAACAACATAAAGCCACCTAATATTGAGTGCATCCTACCGCCTTGAGCAACTAGCCAGTCTATTGCTTACGGAGGGTAGTTGAAGTGCCTATACTAAAATTTTAATTTTTTCAATTAGCTATGTCCTTAGCCGGAGCGAGCACATCAATGACGGCAAGTCTCAGCAACGCGCATGACCTTAGGCGGTTTAAAATCCAATTTTTATTCCAAGGGCACCTCAACCCTTTGACACTGGATGGGGCACCCCTTCGACGCTAGCAAATCATTCAGTTGTGCACAAAACTCTACGCTTGCACTGACGGGAATCAAAATGGCCTCCAATAGTTCAACTAGGGGCGCTTTCAGCACAAATCCGTATTCATCCACATACCTGAAGTGGTCTTCACAAGCGACTCCACGATTGGGAAAATTCTCAGCTACATCGTCTTCGCAATATAGTTCCATATCTCTTGGCGGCCAGTTGAAATCCGGAAGAATTTTTTTATTGTAAAATATCAGCTCACCAACATCTATCAATATTCGATATTCATGTTCGATGTCGTACGCAAGCCCTTTAGTAAAAAATGCCTCTCGATGTTGCAGCTTGTCCTCGACATACTTAACGGGTCCAGACCGACAGCCGACAGGCAATATTCTATCTAGGTAGGATCCTAGTTTTATGCGATTAACAACAATAAGAGCGCAGTTGGAACTCTCATTGAATTTCCCGTATTCGTTCCACATAAATCGGGACATTTTATCGTGCCAGAACCAACTCTGAATGAAAGAATGCTGCTTGTCTCTATGCACGATGCCTTTTGACAATCGTTTTGCCTCGTCGAGCGACATATGATTGTCATTGAAGAGTCTGCTATTAATAGATTCAAGTATTAAGCTTTCATTTCGGCCAAAAAACTCACGATCACCTTCCGTTAAATCATCCGGGTAACCGTCGACTCGTCTGAAATAGAAGCCGTCGTCGTTGAGAAGTTTTAGGATTCTGTTACCGGGCATATAGCGTTGCAACAACCACTGATCAAACATCTAAACCCACATCCATGTTGTATGAAGTGGCAAAGTGCTACCTCTTTCGCCCAGATCCTAATGCGTATCGACCCCGCGTGCAATCGGCAAACAGGAGAACCATTCATCGCAAGCGCTAGCGAAGGGAGCCTTGGACTCGACGGGCCACTGTTGACGTGCCATCGGCTAACGACCAAGCACTTAGACATATTCAAGCGGCACCTTAACGAGACCCCTAAAACGTCGCGGCCCAAATGCAGGCTCTGAAATTTGTTCTACGCTCACCAAATGGAGTCAAAAAGCCATCAAGGAGAAGCCCCATGAGAGTCCCATTGCTTGTAGCAGCAGTCCTTACCACCACTGGTTGCGTCACCGACCGCATGACCGACCCTGCGATTGTCACAGTCATAGACCACAAAGCTAAATTCACCACCGTCACGACCACAGCCGACCGCCGGATATTTGTCCTCAATGGCTCCACCAATCGCACCTGTGGAGAACCACCGGCAGGTGTGGCAGAGAATGTAGGCGCGTCGCTGAGTAATAGCCTTACAGCTGCGGTGAAAGCAGGAGGTGCCCAGCCAGGGGTGAGCAATAATTTTGCGGAGAGCGCCGCAAAAACGGTCGTGAACGTCGCGCAAAAAACGCAGGGGATGATGTTATATGAGGCAATGGCGTCAGGCTTATGCATGGCCTATGCAAATGATATGACCATCTCATCGACCGAATATACAAGAATGATCAACAAGTCTGCCGAGATGGCGGCGGTGCTCATCGCACAAGAATTAAATTTGACCAAAGGTGTCGTTGGACCTAACGAAAAACCTCTCGTCCAATTAGAGTCAGGAAGCAGCGGCGCAGCCAACAGCACCGGCACGAACCCCAATACTAACGTGACGAACACCACTACGGCGACGGCTGTAGCGTCAGGCGCAGCGGCAACATCAGTTGCAACCAACGGCAACCAAACGGCAGTGAAGGCAACAGCGGACGCGATCACCCAAGCCACGCCTGCGAATGCATCGATTGAGCAGCGAAAAGAGATTGTCAACGCCGCCACGGCAGCGTCGGTCTCCCAAGCTACTGGCGATTCTGGAAAAGGTCAGCGGGCCGCAGACAGGGCCACAACCGTTTTTGAAGCAAGCGTTGGCTCATCTTCAACCGAAGTAGATGTAGGAAAGGTAGTTAGAGATATTAAGGCAGTTATGGGCGGCTCCTAACACAAGCGAACGACTCCTGATGCTTGGGCAAGAGGACATTTTCAAGTATGCCAACGCTTTTTTTGGCATCGAAATTCAAAACAAACACTCTACTAACGATATTTTTTATAATTACTCAAGCCCCCAATAGAGAAAAAATAGTGAACAGACTTGAGGAACGAATCAGGGACTTTCTGACGATCAACCTAAACACAATCGAATCAGATCTAATTCTTATTCGTAAAGAATATAGGTTGCCCAACAGCCTTGGCTCAGGCGGGAGCATAGATATCCTTGCAAAGGACCGCCTCGGTCACTACGTAATTATAGAAATCAAAAGAAGTGATCAAGCAGCGAGAACCGCCTTACATGAGCTAACCAAATATGTAGCGTTGCTTCGTTCCTCCTTAGGGGTTCCTGCTGAAAAAATTCGAGGCCTATTAATTTCAACCGACTGGAAAGAGCTAGCAGTCCCTTTTTCTGAATACCAGAAAACATGCGAAGTTCCGACGACTGGATACGTTATTTCAGCGACCAATACCGGCGAGGTCGTTAGCTGCACTAAATTTATTCCAGTTCATTTAGAGAGTGGACTCTCTATCAGTAGGCAGCAAAGTCTTATATTGTATAAAGGCATAGGGAAAAGAAACAAAGGGATCGATGGTGTTGTGAATGCTGCACTGCAGTCGCAATTGTCAGACTTTGTAATCTTGACAGCGGACTATAGCGGGGATAGCAGCGAAGTCATTTACCCTTATGGCATATATTTTGGCTTCTCTTCGCCGATCTCAAACCCAGAAGCTGAAGAGTCCGAGCTGATAATGCAATCGTTAGCGTGGGATGAAGATTTGGATGATCTTGATGAAAATTTTCTTTGCGCGTTGATGACTAATATTAGCGGTCACGATACTGTGGAAAGCGGTTATCCTGAAAAACTCAAACTGATGGAAGAGTTGGGCTGGTCAATTGCAGTGGTTGTGCGAAACGGACGCTACCAAAAAAATATTGATATTTTGCCTGATGAACAGCTTATATATGAATTCACAAAAACAGAAGGAGGTGCTAACTATTATCTTGATGCCACCTCTTCCCCTAAATACCCACCCAGCTGGAATAAATTTAAAAATGATGTCCTTTTGATTCTTATGGGAAGCGAAAAATGGGTATCCTTTTTTGAAGCATTGATAAAGGAGGTAGAAGCTGACTCATCCAGCCCGACCATATCAATTCACCTCTACAATCCCGTAAATATACTGATTGGGCTAGCTAAAATTTTTGGAAAAAACGATTTCAGATACCAACCTGGCTTCCAACTAATACTTTCGGGCGAGAGGCGGACAATCATATATTTAGGCCAGTTAGCTTGGAACGGTGCAAAATCAAAGCTTAGTGCTACTGAATGGATTGAGAACTCATACGAATCAGTAGAAGATTACTTCACAATGCTCGCCTTTGGCGAACAGCATCACCGGGAAAGTTTGGCATGCAACGCTCTCGGGCTTGAATACGAGGTTTATAAGATCACAAACCCTGGAAAAGTGGACGAAAGTATGTTCCGGGCCACACTAAAAGATGGGCAAATTGTCGCACGTCCTTTTTCGGATAATGATCCATTAACTTTGAATGACTTTTCCAGCTCCCACAAAGAATTCGGTAGGGAGCTGGTCGAAGTTGTAAAGAACTGTTCCATGGGACTTATTAAATAAGAGGGCTACGCGCTTGGATTACGATCAAGAAACCCTGGATTTACGAGTCTGCGGCTGCTAGGGAGGATGTCAATGGACGAAAGATACCCTCCACTAACGCTTACCCCCATCGAATTTGAGCGACACGTACGCTCCATGCTCGATGCGATGGGGAACTCACTTCTCGACTATCGGTCGCATCACCGAGAGGTTATCCCTGGCGTGGACGGTGACTACGAAATCGACGTATCAGCTCGATTCGCTTACTTGGGGATGGAATTTTTGGTCCTTGTTGAGTGTAAACACTACAAGAATCCAGTGAAACGGGAGACGCTCCAAGCCCTTTACGACAAAATGCATTCAGTGGGAGCTCAGAAGTGCGCTGTATTCACGACGTCTGGTTTTCAATCCGGCGCCCTGAAATATGCGAAAGTGCATAAAATCGCTACGGTAAAAGTCGTGGATGGCCGGAGCGTGTATTTCACCAAATCGTTAGGGAGTGAACCGGTTGAGCCGCCGCCGTGGGCGAAGCTTCCGCCTGTTTCCGGCTGGCTAATTGATGATAACCGTTATTCAGTCGTTTCTGAGGAGCACGGGGAATATCTCAAACGTTACCTTTTTGATGACGAGCAGACGTAGTTCTGGCTGACAGATCGAGGCGTTCTAAACCATGGTAACGGCGGCAACCGTTGCCTTGGTGATAAATGGCCAAACGGGACGCTGCGCCCCGCCTTACAGAATGGCTAATGCGGTCCTGAGGCACAACACTCGCCACCTTTGGTGGCATTGAGTGCACCAGTGCCATGCCCCTTCCTTACGCTGCTCAGTCAAATTACACGGTGAATGACGCCTCTATACGGACACACAAAGAGATCATCTTGGGGTCGATTGCAGGAGCTCGTGTCAGGTGCGACTAGCTTCCCACCGTGCCTCGACTCACGATAAAACAAAAAACCAAGCGTAAATGTTTTATAAAGCCTCCTAGCCGTATTGGGCGTCAATGGTTCACCTCACTACAGCTGATCAACTTTGACCGTCTGAATCTAACTGCCCTGATGACCGTCTAACCTTTCATTCGTGACGTTGCACACCAACTCGACACGTCTACAAACGGCCCCATCCAGTCTTCTCTAAATCTGATTAAAAGCCCCAATCCGCCAAACACCTAAAACTGCGCACACCATCTCCCAACAGCGCAGCCCCATGAACCCACTCCACATCTTCAAACCCGGCACCCACACCGCCCAATGCGGCACCACCTTCCACTTCACCGAAGCCGACCTGGCCGCCACCGTCGCCGCCTACAACCCAACCCTCCACGAAGCCCCCCTGGTCATCGGCCACCCGCAACACGATGCCCCAGCCGCCGGCTGGGTTAAATCCCTGTCCGCCACCGCCCACGGCCTCATCGCCGAACCCCAACAAATCGACGCCTCCTTCGCCGAGCAAATCGCCAAGGGCAGCTACAAGAAAATCTCCGCGTCCTTCTACCACCCAACCGCCGCCAACAACCCCGTGCCCGGCGTCTATTACCTGCGCCACGTCGGCTTCCTCGGCGCACAGCCGCCAGCGGTCAAAGGCCTGCGCCCCATCGAACTGGCCGAAGGCGAACCCGGCGTCATCGAGTTCAGCGAAAGCGAACCGAACACCGCTGCACTAGAAGCAGAAAACCACCGCCTCAAAGCCGAACTCGCCCAACGCGACAACGCAGCCCGTCTCGCCGCACAACAAACCACTCACGCAGCCAGCGTCGCCTACGCCGAACAACTGGTCGCCGCCGGCATGAAGCCGTTGCACGCCCCAGTCGTCATTGCCGCCCTCGACGCCGCGCAGTCCGGCACCACCCCTTTGGAATTCGGCGAAGGCGACCAACGCCAGCCGTTAAGCGTCGGCCTCAAAACCCTCTTCAACGACCTGACCAACCCCGTCAGCTTCACCGAAGTCGCCACCAAGACCCGCACCGGCCTAACCGACGCCGCGCCCACCAACCCTCTACTCGCCGACGCCGCAGCCCGCGCCCAACGCTAGGAATCCCCCATGGCCACCTTCAACCAACCCAAAGACCTGGGCGATTTGCTGCTGCTCCAAGTCAGCCCCGGCTGGACCAAAAGCAACGTCACGCTGCTCGCCGGCACCGACTACCCACTCGGTCAGGTGCTCGCCAAAGTCGCCGGCAAATACCAACGCCTTGATCCCACTGGCAGCGGTGCCGCCAAAAAAGCCGCTGCCGTTCTGGCCGAACGCGTAGACGCCACGGCTGGCGATCAACCCGGCGTGATCATCGCCCGCGGCGCCGTCCTCGCCATAGCGCACCTGGTCTGGCCCGCCGGCATCACCGACGCCCAGCAAGCCGTCGCCCTCGACGAACTCAATGCCCTGGGCATCGTCGCCCGCGCAACCCTCTAACCCGGAGCCACCCATGAACCTGCCAGACCTGTTCAGCGTCGCCAACCTCACCGCCGCCATCAACAAACTCCCGGCCATCCCCGGCAAGGTCGGCGCCATGGGCTTGTTCGACGAAAAAGGCGTCACCAGCACCAGCGTCATCATCGACGAGCGCGAAGGCCGCCTGGTGCTGGTGCCCAACACCTCACGCAACGACGACCCCGCGCCGCTCGAAGGTCGCAAACGCAAACGCCGCACCTTCGAAACCCTGCACCTGCCCGTTAGCAGTTCGATCCTGCCCAGCCAGCTACAAGGCATCGCCGCCTTCGGCCAGGAAAGCGCCACCGCGCCCGTCGTCACCGTCGTCAACGACCACCTACAGGAACTGAAAAACAGCATCGAAGCCACCCGCGAATTCCAGCGCGTCGGCGCACTGCGCGGCCAACTGCTGGACGCCGACGGCTCGGTGCTGTTCGACCTGTTTGATGAATTCGACGTCAAACAGAAGAAGGTCACCGTGCCCCTCAGCAAGCCCGAGACCAACGTGCGCAAAGCCTGTCTGGACGCCAAGCGCCACGCCGAATCCAAACTCGGCGGCGTCATGGTCACCGGCTTTCGCGCATTGTGTGGGCCAGACTGGTTCGACGCCTTCACCGACCACGCCAAAGTCAAAGAAGCTTTCGCCCACTACCAGGCGGCCCAAGACCGCCTCGGCGGTGACATGCGCTCAGGCTTCACCTTCGGCGGCATCGAGTACATCGAATACGACGTCACCGTCAGCGGCCAACGCTTCATCCCGGCCGACATCGCCCAGGTTTTTCCCGTCGCCCGTGGCGTGTTCCGCCTGTTCAACGCCCCGGCCAACTACAACGAAACCGTCAACACCCTGGGCCAGGCGTTCTACAGCAAAGCCGAGCCGCGCAAGATGGGCAAAGGCTGGGACCTGGAAGCCCAGGCCAACCCCTTGGCCATGTGCCTGTTCCCCGAAGCCCTCGTTGAACTGAAGGCGGGTTGAGCCATGCGCTACTGCACCCGTGCCGACCTCGGCAACGCCATCCCGTTGATGACCCTCATCCAGCTCTCCAACGACGACCCGGCCGCCACCCAGCCCAACGAAGGCGTCATCGATGACGGCGTGCGTCAGGCCCAGGAACTGGTCGACGGTTACCTGCGCGGCCGCTATCAACTGCCACTCGACCCGGTGCCCACCGTCCTGCGCGATGCCGTGGTCTACCTGGCGCGCCACTGGCTCTACCAACGCCGCCCCGAGGGCGCCTTGCCCGACGCCGTGAAGGACAGCCGCAAAGACACCCTCCAACTACTGGAAAACATCCGCGACGGCGTCATCACCCTCGGCACACCCACCGGCCAGGCCGTGCCAGAGCCGGGCGAGATTCGCGTGCGTGCACGTCCTCAACAATTCGGCGCCCAACAGTGGGACCGCTATTAATGACCCCGACCAAAACCCAAACCGAACAACTGCTCGACGCCATGCTCGCTCGGTTACAAGCCGACCTTGGCAGTGAATTGATGATCGAGCTGTTCCCCGAAAATCCGTTGCAATACCGGCTCAACCATCCCCGCGGTGCCGTCTTGCTCGCCTACGGCAAATCCACGTTCGGCCAGTCAGAAAGCACCGACGCCTGCTTCCAGGCACGTCACTGGGTGCTGCGCCTCACATTGGTGTTTCGCCAACTCAATGGCAAAGACGGCGTCGTCGGTCACCTTGACCGCATCCGCACCTGCCTCAGCGGCTGGTACCCGCCGCACGCCAACCAGGCCTGCCGCCCCGTCGCAGAACACTTTATCGGCCACCACAACGGCGTCTGGCAGTACGCCCAAGACTTCACCACCCGCACCACGCACCTGCAAACCCTTGTCCCCGAAAGCGGACAGCGACTGACCTCAGCTCAATTCCAGGAGCACCCATGAAACTCACCACGTACCGCTACGCCGGGCCCCCCAGTTGCGCCTCTCTACGCGTCGGCAAAACCGGCGAACGCCTCGAAGTCCTCCTGCACCCAGGCCAACCGGTCAGCATGCCCGCCGACCACGAGTACACCCGCGTTTTGCTGGCCCTCAAACACCTGCATCCGCACCCCGTTAACCCTCTGCCGACGGGCTTCCCAGTAAAGGCAGCACAAACATTATCCACCGCGAAGGAATAACCCATGCCCGCCAACTACCTACACGGCATCGAAACCACCGAAGTCGAACGCGGCCCCAGACCCATCCGGGTGGTTAAATCCGCCGTCATCGCCGTGATCGGCACGGCGCCCACAGGCCCCATCAACGAACTGACCCTATGCCTTAACGACATCCACGCCGCACAGTTCGGCCCGCACAGAACAGGCTTCTCCATCCCCGAAGCCCTGCAAGGCATCTTCGACTTCGGCGCCGGCACCGTACTGGTCGTCAACGTGCTCGATCCTGCCCTCCACAGCACCACCGTGGACGAGCAAGACAAACAGTTCGCCCCCAACGATCTATTGCAACTGGAACACGGCGCCCTGCAAACGCTGCAAATAAAATCGGCCGACGGGTTGGTCACCTACCTGGAAAGCACCGACTACAAAGCCGACAGGCTCACAGGTCACATCAGGCGCCTGCCGACCGGCAATATTGCCGCCAACGCCCTGATCAAAGTGGCCTATACCTACGCCGATCCCAGCAAAGTCACCGCGACGGACATCATCGGGGCCGTCAACGCTGCCGGGCGGCGCACCGGCCTGAAAGCCTTCCAAGACAGCTATAACCAACTGGGCTTCTTTCCTAAAATCTTCATTGCCCCAGGCTTCAGCACCTTGAAAGAAGTGACCGCCGAACTGGGCGCCTCGGCCGGCCAAGTCGGCGGCATCGCCTACATCGATGCGCCCATCGGCACCACCGTGCAGCAGGTATTGGCCGGGCGCGGTCCAGCGGGTGCCATTAACTTCAACACCAGCAGTGACCGTATTCGGTTGTGCTACCCGCACATCAAAGTCCGCGACGCCGCCCACGGCGAACGCCTGCAACCGCTGTCCATCCGCGCCGCCGGCCTACGCGCCAAAGTCGACAACGACCACGGCTACTGGTGGAGCAGTTCCAACCAGGAACTGATCGGCGTCATCGGCCTGGAGCGGCCGCTAACTGCGCGGGTCGATGACTCGAACAGCGAAGTCAACCTGCTCAACGAAAACGGCATCACCACCGTCTTCAATTCCTTCGGCAGCGGCCTACGCCTATGGGGCAACCGCACCGCGGCTTGGCCGACCGTCACCCACATGCGCAACTTCGAAAACGTGCGACGCACCAAAGACGTCGTTGATGAATCCATCCGCTACAGCGCATTGCAGTTCGTCGACCAGCCCATCACCACCTCGTTAATCACTAGCATCACCGAAAGCGTCAACCTGTTCCTGCGCAAACTCATCGGCGACGGCGCCTTACTCGGCGGCGAATGTTGGTACGACCCGGCTCGCAACCCACAAACCGAATTGGAACAAGGCCACGTACTGTTCAACTACAAACTCACCGTACCGCTGCCGTTTGAGCGCGGCACCTTCGAAACTGAAATCACCGGGGACTACCTGGTCAACTTGGGGGCTGCATAAATGGCAGGCTTTAGCGCGCATCGTATTTCCAACGCCAACGTGTACCTGGATGGCACCAGCTTCTTTGGCAAATGCGAAGAGATCGACCTGGGCACCATCAAAACCGTGATGAGCGACTTCCAGGGGCTGGGCATGGTCGGGTTGATTGAGCTACCGGATGGCATCGACAAGCTAGAAGGGAAAATCACTTGGAACAGCTTGTACTTTGAGGCGGCCAAGAAGCTGGTGACGCCGTTCAAGAGCGTTCAGTTGCAGTGCCGTTCTAATGTGCAGGTTTTCAATAATGGCGGGTTGGTGAATGAGATTCCGCTGGTGACGACCATGACCATTACAGGGAAGGAGTATCAGTTGGGCACGCACAAGCCGCGGGATCCGACCAAGTACGAGACGCCGTTTTCGGCTACCTATGTGCGGCAGATGATCAATGGGGATGAGGTGGTGCTGTTGGATTATTTGGCGAATATTTTTCGGGTGGGGGGTGAGGATCAGTTATCCAAGTACCGCAGGAACATGGGGCAGGCTTAGAGGGTAATGACGGGCAGCTACTCATGAAGACAGTTTCTCAGCCGATATGTAGCCTCACCGACTCATAACTGGATGACAACTAATGGCTGACTCATCATGGTGGCAGACTTTTGCCGCGTCTCTACTAACGGCTGCTTTTACCCTTGCAGGTACAAGCTATCAGCAAGCTCACCAAGATGAGCGAGCGGATAGAGCAAAATTTCTGGACGGTGCTCAAGCAACGGCGCAAGAAACCAGCCGTCTATTAGACGATGGCTATAATGCGCTCTCCAAGCTGTTGAAGGCAACGGACCAAAAAGGCTGGGAAGAGTTTTCCAAAGGGCCGTGGGATGAATACCGGGAGTTCTATCGAAGCTGGCGCCAACAGCTCATTGCGGAGCATTTCAAGCTGTCGAGGTACTTCGGTAAAGATATGGCAAATGATCTCGTACATATAGATGAGATTGACATTCACCCCGTGGATAACCTTTCATCTCCAAACCCTTGCACTCCACCAGGAGGCGAAAACGATTTCGACATAGAAAAACTTGCATCCCAAACAGAGTGCTATTCCCGATTCGCAACATTAAAACAAGATATAATTGATAGAGATATGGCAAATAAAAAAACAGAGGGGCTCTTCGATGTGATCGATTCGAAGCGCAAGACGGAAGATGGGGCTCGGGAATTACTTAAACATTATGATAAATCATCCGTCAGTTATCTTAGACGGCTAGATGCGCGGCTAACTGAACTGGGAGTTTCCCAGGTGACGGTTACACCTAAGAACTCAAGTGAAAAATATTAGTCAATCATTACTGGCTTAATGATTGCTAGCCTGACGTATGCAGGTAAATTTTTTAGGACGTCTCAAGGGGCTGCAATGCAGCTCCTGCAGTTTTACCGTCCTTCTATTTATGCATCATGGAAAATATCTTGAGCTTTTCCGGTCGCTACGTAATCCGCGAGTGCTTGAAGCCGTCGATGATAAGCCAGTACCATCTTTATTCCCGAAAGGGGATCACCTCCTGCCAATGCTAGAATGTACTCTGTACTTCCCCCAATTCCAATAGCGTCACAGCTAATAGTCAGAACCTCATTCAAATGTTCCACATCTTCAGCTGAAAGATTTATGTCGGATGCTGTCTTGCCAAGCCACCCCATGTCCTGAAGATGGCGATAAGTTGTTTTATAGATCTCAAGAGAAGGGCTGTCTTTTTCATTAATCAAATTTACCAACTCTCTAATTGAGTCGGCAACATCGCCATTCATAAGGAACTTAATCTCACCCGGAGAGGCATAAGTGATTTGTCTAATGCCTGCACGATCTTCGTTTGGTATATTGTGGTATAGCTCTCTGAAGAAATTAACTGAGCTAAAACCACCTCGCCATGGATGCTTGTGGAATAGGGAGGCTATTTTTTTTGTAGTTGCTCTGCCTGCCGCACCCAACAATGCAAAGCCAAAAGAATAGCAGTCTTGAACTGAGTCGGAGAATGTTTTTAAATCACTTATTTCCCACTGCCCATCTATATTAACGACCTTGAAGTCGCTACTCAGACTTTCAGGGGCATGGCCTGGGATAAACATACCTGGTTCTGGAAGCACGTCTGCGGGAAGTTCGGCCGAGCCTTTAGTTTTAAATTCTTCGCCTACAGTGCCCCAGACCTCCCCGAGTTCGTATTTACCTGTATGCAGCTTGGTCACTGCGTAATGCACGTCAATTTTCTCAGCGTACAAGGACTTCAAATGTTCGATTTTAATTTTTGAGAAATAAAATTTAAAGGCTTTTTCACCTTCTTCATAGTTTACCCCCAAATAGCGATCGCCATTTTTCTTCCTTGCCAATGCTATAAGTGGCACCTCATAACTGAGTAATATTTTCTCTATTATTAGATTAGCCATTAAGGTCTTCCACTCTACCAGCAATACCGGTCGGGTTCACAGTAAGATAGGGCCACCAATTTACATGATTAGGCTGATCTTTATGCCATACACCAAGTTTTGGATCACAAGGAATCTCAACGGCATGAGTAAATTTCATTTTAGCCATCAAAGGACTTTTAACTGCCGCCCTACAAGCCGCCAGTGATGTCATCAAAGAAACAGAGCGCGCTAAGCATTCATCAGGATACTTGTGATTTGATAGGCGCTTGCGTTGAGAATCAAAATCCTCCGCAGTGTGCACACTCGCTCTTAGAAGCCTCCACAGTACAGGCTCAGTCGGGGTGTTCACATTTTCAGGAGGACAACTGTCAGGTAGAGGCTCTAAAAAATCAAATCCATTTGTCGGTGACATGAAGCGCGTCCGATGATAGTGGCAATGTGCTGGATGAGGGCATTTTGGTTGAGCTATCGGGAACAGTCAAAACTTTAATTTCAGCTATATCTTATCTGTCTGAAATTATTCAGCTTTTGAGGTTTATCCTTTGAAAAATACTGTGGCCATCCCAACTGCGCTTGCATTGGTGGGTGCATCTGCCTATCAGGCCATGGGTTTGGCGGTCATCGTTGGTCGTAACCAGCGCTGTGAACTGATCGCTATGAACTGCCTGATCCCCAACGAACCACGCTCATTGCGAGCTTTTGACCCAGGCTTTGTCAGCGCTGTAACCACCGCATCGCGGCTGGCCTCGTACATGGCAAAAGCATTGAAATCAGGATCCAGCAACACCAACAGCACTGAATCGAAGGGTTGGGCCAAATCAATCGCACCTAACCGGCCGATCATTTTGCTCGGGTTCGGTACGCACCGGCCTTTAATCTGAATACGTACCGGGCACCCATTTCTAAATTCGGTGGCGTCAAAGCCGGCCTTTCTGGCGCAATGCAGATCCAGGCTAAGCATTGTCGCTGCTTCGTACTCGGCCACCTCACCGGTGATACCTAACGGCTTGCCCGTTAGCCGGTAGTAGCGCCGGGCTAGCAATTTCGCCTGGCGCAAGACTTCGAATATCTCAGCATCGTTGGAATCAACACTGTCTTGGATTTCATTCATATCGGGGAGCTGAGCCAAATCGGAGCCTCATTGCGCTAGTCAGCGGGATTTCCGTAGGTTAGCAGTTAGGGGAGGCACTACGCAGTGCTGAAGGCGATGCCTCAAATAGAACCTGTGATGGACACTTTCCTGTGGGCTACAAAGTCCAGCGCCATTACCTACAGCCGCCACAGAATCCCCCGGCTGCGCTCCCATCGACCCAACGGTATCTTATCTCCCGTCACCGCTCGCAGTGACCGGTCGGAGCAGCCTGCGGTCGTACTTAGGTACCTCTCATGAAGGAACAGGCCGCTCCGCCCGATGTTTGATGGCGCTGCATGCCGGGCCCCTAGGCTTTCTGGCAATGCCCAGTTCTCCAGTCTACTCCGGCTACAGCAGCCATCTTTTAGCGCCCCGGCTACTTATGGTGGCTGTGCGAGGGTTCAATTGACTGCATCGAATTGCGACCTCTTTGCTGGTGACCTCGTACAGCTGCCTCCCTCCGCCAAGCAGCCTTCAAAACCCATCAAGAGCGGTCGAGGGCCGAAGCCAGTCGCCCAAGACAACAGCCTCCAACCTCAAACCCTCTGCCGAGAAAGCACGTCCTTGCGGCGGGCAAATGTAGGTAAATTCCTCAAAGCATCCGCCGGCGTATTATCTACAGCATGATCTCGTTTAATACCGATGAGGCCGGAGCGTCCCATAAGACGCTGTATTTGCAACAATACAGTTTCAAGAGATAACGAAGAAAACTCGAGACCGTTTAATTGCTGTAAACATATCCAGCGCGACACGTTTAAATACACTCCACATTACGCCCATAAGGCTACGAGACCTTGCGTCCTTACTTACGCATGCGTCAGAATCCGCTGGCTTGTGCGCTTTGCCCCTGGCCTCTATCGTTGACCTGCCACTGCCCATCAGTGGTCGGGTTTAGTAGCCCATCAGGTTTGGTGAAGTGCTTGAGCACCGTTCAGTCAGGTCATTTATATGCCTGCACTAAATGGTGGTTGTGCGCAGGGCGTCCTCGGGCGCGCCGGGTTTTGCCAATCCTGCCGGTCTACTAACCTGCGTACAGCCGCCACCCTTCTTTTAGTAGAGAACGGTTGCAGCTCCAATATAGGATTGTCAATTATGTTCAAAGTAACTCCCAACCCCCCAGATATCGACTCGGTACTCTACGGCGACTCTCTCGACCCCGAAAAGTTGAAAGAGGCGGCAGACCGCGCGCTCAAGCACTACCTGAACCCCGGGGCAACGAAAACGCAGATACAGCTCCGCAAGCCCAGCACGATCTTCACCATCGACGCAGCGGTGGATGACGAAACGTTGCTCGTCGAGGCATGCGAGTCCCTGGCATCCGCCAGTGTGTTGATCAGCGAACTCGCTGACTTGACGGACGGCCCACGACGCCAAACGATGCTGGTGCTGCAACGGGTCATCATGTTGGGTGAGTTAGCGGTTAATCGAGTACTGGATAACCACATGCCTGGGTAGCCGCTAGGCAGGTAGCAAGGGAGCGCTTGCTCCCTTGCTACGCAAACGCCTTCAAATGAGATGACTGTGAAGGGCTCAAGAATTGACCCAATCGGTCACGGCCTCGATTGCAATGGACACTGTAGTGGCAGTGCGCTACCTTGAAGACAAATCAAACGCGCGCTCGTCAAGCGGCTCTACTGTTATCTCGGCCATCTCACGGAAGAAAACTTTGGATTTAGTCTCGGAGTTTATCGCTCGGTACCGGAAAGAATACGACTTCTACGAGCAGGCTTGCCGAATGGTTGCCCAGACCTTGGAAGCTAACCTCCGGTCGGCGGGTGTAAGGGCGATTGTCACGTCGCGAGCGAAGAACCCCGCACGCTTGGAAGCCAAGGTAAAGCAGCGGGCAATCAGAAAGAAGTACAAAGATGTCTCCGCAATATTCGACGACATTGTTGACCTTGCGGGAGTCAGGGTCGCTTTGTATTTTCCAGGTGAGCGGCAGGAGGTCGGGCGCATCATCCAGAGCCTATTTGAGCTGACAGATGAGCCTAAAGAATTTCCGTCTCCCACCGCGTCCTCACAACAGTCGGAATACCAAAAGCGTTTTTCCGGCTATTTGGCTACACACTACCGTGTAGTCCTGAAGGAGTCGTCTCTACAAGAATCCAATCAACGGTATGCAGAGGCGAAGATTGAAATCCAGGTCGCTTCGGTGCTCATGCATGCGTGGTCCGAGGTAGAACATGACCTTGTGTATAAGCCATTGCAGGGTGAGTTGTCGATTGAAGAGTACGCGATTCTTGATGAGCTAAATGGATTGGTATTAGCTGGCGAAATCGCACTTGAACGCTTGCAACGAGCTGGTGAACTCCGGGCTTCCACACAAGGGCGTGAGTTCTCCAGTCATTATGACCTTGCAGCTTCTCTGATTGATTTGGCCAAAGCGACGTTAGGAGAAGCCAAGGTTACTGAATCCGCAATGGGAAGGGTTGATACGCTGTTCGAACTGTTGAAGGCGCTGGGTTTGAATAGACCGGAAGCTTTGGCGCAATACGTCAAACCTCTCCATAGCGACTTTGAAAGACGTCCTCTATCTGAGCAGGTAATTGACCAGATACTCGCTGAGGACTCTGGTAGATATGACATGTATGAGAAAATTCGGCGCATCGAATCTGTATCCTCCTTACCCTCATTCAAGAATAACGCCTACCGACAGCATGAGGCGATTGGAGAATTCATAAAGTTATGGGTGGCTTACGAATCACGTCTAGGGGCAGTTTTAAAAGATCTGTATCCGAAAGAAAGCTTTCCAAGTAACCCAGCGCGCTATATCCGCGAGTTCGGTAAGCACTATCCGGATTTTCCTAGTACGTTTGCCTCATCAGCAATGCGTTTACATCAATTTCGAAATCGGCTTGTTCACGGCGTCGATGTACTTCCTCCAGAAGCTATCAAGGCCGCCTCTGAGGAGTTACGCGATCTGACACGCCAGCTAGAGTCGCTAGTAACCCGGCCGTAAACACTCAATAGGGAGGATTGCCTCCCTTAACCCTCTGGGTTTTCTGTCTCAAAGCACTTTTCCAGTGCCTATGGCCGAATCGTCTCTTTAAACCCGATTAAAAGCCAGCCACCAAACGCACCGTCATCATCCGGGCTCAACGAACGAGCAACCGATCCCCTGGAGCACCCGATGGCCGATGCACTCAGCTTCACCCTCAAATTTCCTTTCAGCAGCGCCAGCGGCGAGCAGATCTCGACGCTGCCCATCAAGCGCCTCAAGCGCAAAGACATCACCGCGGCGCAAGTGGTGACCAAAGACGAAGGCGCCATGGAAGACCATCTGGTGGCCAAGATGCTGGGCATCACCCTCGAAGACCTCGGCGAGTTCGATATCGCCGACTCCCGCCTAGCCACCGAGGTGTTGCGGGAAATGGCAGCCGCACGTGACCTTGCTGCAGTCCTGGGACGAAGCCCTGTTGCTAGTGCTCAGGATGCAGCCGTCTGAGATCGCCCAGCTCGACATGCTGGAGTACTGGCGCTGGGTGGCGGTGTGTGAACGAGAGATCAATCGTCGGCTCGAACTGGCCGACAAAGCCAGTGGCTGATCAGCGTTACAACGCTCACCACCAAGCCGGCCAGTAACGCGCCGCCCGCAGCAAAAGGGGCAGCCATCAAAGCCAGCAACGGCAGCCCAAAACAGAACGCCAACACCGCCGCCCATAACGGCAAATGCACCAGACACAGCCAGGCAAGCCCAATCACACCGGCGCCGATGGTCAGTGCGTAAACAGTGTGGGCGGTGCGTAGCGCGGCTTTTTCAATCATGCCCAAAGCGTAGCAAGATCGATGGCGAATGAAGTCCTGTTGGGGTTAAAAATCGGTGGGGTTGTTTCAGGCAGTTTCAATGCAGCCTTCGGCTCAGCCAAGTCCACTGTGCAGCAGCTCGGGCGGGCCACTGATGGCCTCACTGCCAAGCAGCAGACCATTGGCAACGCGCTATCGGCAGCCCTGGCACGCGGCGGCACTGGCCTTGTCCAGCTGCGCCACCAGTACGAGTCAGTGGGCAGAACCATCGACCAACTCAAAGCCAAGCAAGACAGCCTCACGGCCAGCATAGAGCGCGGTGCGGTGCTCAAGGGCAACCGCCGTGAGCTGCGCGGTCAGGCCATGGAGGTCATCGGTACCGGTGTAGCGTTGGGCGCGCCCGTGATGAAGTCGTTCAATACAGCGGTCGATTTCCAGGACCAGACCCGCGACATTGCCATCACCGGCGGCTTCAACCTAGCGCAAGAACAGCGCCTGAGCGCGGCCATGCGTGGCGCGGCGCTCAGGTGGAACCAGACCCAAACCGACATCGCCAACGGCACCGCCATCCTCATCGCCGGCGGCCTCGACAACCTGCAAGAGCTCACCGCGTACGCCCCGGTCATGGCAAAAGCGGCCACCGCCACCCGCGCCAGCATGAAAGATTTGGGCTCGGTCGCCATCGCGCTCAACGACAACCTGGGCATTGGCGCCGCAGGCCTGGAGCGCTCCATGAACATGCTGGCGTTTGCCGGTAAAAGCGGTCAGTTCGAACTGGCCGACATGGCCAAATGGCTGCCGCAGCTCACGCCCCAGTTCGCCGCCTTGGGCATTACCGGCGAGCGCGCCGTGGCCGAGATCGGCGCCTCGCTGCAGATCGCCCGACGCGGGGCCGGCAGCAATGATGAGGCCGCCAATAACTACAAAAACTTTCTTTCGAAACTCACCGCGCCAGAGACGCTAAAAGCCTTTGAAAAGGCTGGCATCGATCTAAAGGGCAGTATGAAAAACCTGGTCAGCGAGGGTTTGTCGCCCGCGCAGGCCATGCTCAACATCCTTACCGCCCACCTGGGCAAAAAAGCCCCGGCCGCAGCCGCCGAGTACGGCAAAGCGCTGAACATCAAGGACGAACAAGAACGGCAGACGGCACTGGCCCGGCTCGATGAAGCCTATAAGCTCGGCGCGTTATTCGCTGATCAGCAAGTCCTGTCCTTTATTCGGCCCGCCTTGGCGAATCAGCAAGACCTGGCCAGTATCGAACAAGGCAGCAAACGCGCCGCCGACCAAGGCCTGCTCGATCAGGACTGGGCCAAGCGCATGGGCAGTTCCAAAGAGCAATTGAAAGAGCTGCGCAACAACCTGACCGACATCGGCCTTTCAGTCGGCAGCGCGCTATTGCCCGCCATCGTCGACGTCAGCCGCGCCGTGGTGCCGCTCATGCGCTCGTTTTCGGCCTGGTCAGAACAGCACCCAGATCTTATTCGCGGCGTGGTCGGCTTGGTGGGGGGCCTGCTGCTCGGCAAACTGGCCTTCATCGGCGTGGCCTACGGCGCCCAGCTGGTCATGGCACCGTTCGTGGCCATGACCACCACCGTCACCGCACTGTCTGCCAAGTGGGTGTTGCTCCGTGGCCTGTGGCAGACGGGCAGATTCGCGCCGTTCATTACGCGGCTAAGCCGCATCGGCGGTGGGTTGCTCAAGGTCGCCCGCGGTGCGCTGTTCTTGGGCAAGATGCTTGGCGGTACGTTGTTGGTCGGGTTGAAACTCGCCGGGCAAGCCGTCCTGTGGCTTGGCCGAGCACTGATGCTCAATCCCATTGGGTTGTTGATCACCGGTATAGCGCTGGCGGCGTATTTGATTTACCGGCACTGGGCGCCGATCAAAACGTTCTTCACCGGTCTGTGGGCCGAGGTCACCACTGGCTTTAGCGGCGGTCTGTCCGGCATCGTCGGCTTACTGGTCAATTTCTCTCCGGTCGGGTGGTTCTACCGCGCCTTTGCCGGTGTCATGAGTTACTTCGGCATCGAGCTGCCGGGCACGTTCACCGAGTTCGGCGGCCTGCTGGTCACGGGGCTGGTCAACGGCATCAGCAACATGGCCGGGGCCCTCAAAGACAGTGTCGTGGGCATCGGGTCGTCCGTTAAGGGCTGGTTTACCGAAACCTTGGGCATTGAGTCCCCCAGCCGGGTTTTCATCGGCTACGGCGCTAACATCAGCGAAGGCGCGGCCCTCGGTATCCGCGCCCAGGCGGGCTTGGTTCGTCAGGCCGCGCTCGGCATGGCCGCACAAAGCGCGGTGGATATGGCGCCGCCCAATCCCGCGCAGGTGACCCAGGCCAGCATGATGGGCGGCACTGGCCGAAGGTCAGCCGTAGCGGGTTCTGAATTCGCGGGCCCAATGACCTTCCATTTCTCGCCTCAGATCAACCTGCCCAGCGGTGCCGGCATGGACCAGATCAACCAAGGCTTGCACGCCAGTTATGCCGAATGGGTGCGGCTGATGGAACGCTACCTGCACGACAAACGCCGCCGCAGTTACGGCCCCGCCGATGAGGTCACCGCCTAATGTTTGCCATCTTGGGCGATATCGAATTCACCGTCGCAGGCGGTATCAGCGGCATGGAACACAACGGCTCAGCCGATTGGGCCGAGCATGCGCGCATCCAGGGCAAGCCGTTATTGGAATGGATGGGCGATGGCTTGGATGAATGCAACCTGACCATCGAGTTACACCCGATGCTCGGCGACCCCGAAGAACGCCTACGGGCGTTACGCCAGGCCAAAAGCCAACATCAGCCGTTGGCGTTCGTCATGGGCAGTGGCGAGTACCTGGGGGCCTATGTCATCAGGCACATCAGCAACACCTTGCGGCGTGCCACCGCGACTGGGCAGACCAAAGCGGCCACTGTGCAGCTCAATCTGGCGGAATACACCGGCACCTTTACGCGCAAAGTCGCGCACCCCGGCTTAATCGACGCCACCCTGAGCGGTACGTCAGCCGCCAATAGCGGTTCACCTGGCTGGATCACCCGCGTGACGCCATCACCCAGCACCACGCAAAAGGTGATCGCCCATGCGAAAACGGCAGCGAACATGCTCAGGGCGGGCCAAAGTCTTTATCACACGGTCAAGGACGGTAACGCCGCCATGATCCTGGGCCAAGTGCCGCAGCTACTCGGCATCACGGCGCGAGTCATCGAGCCGCTGCAAGGGTTAGCCACCGTCGCGGGGGTGCTCGACCACAGCTCAGATTTATCCCGCCTGGGCGAGCAAGTGCTGGGCAACGTCATGGGCGCACGCGCCAGCCTGAACCCTGTTGATCTGGACAACATCCTCGATCGCTTTTCCGCGTCCCAAGAAGCGCTGGACCAGGCACTCAGCACCATGGACGCGGCCAACACCCGATTGGCGGGGCTGGCCGCGCAAGTCTTGACCCGGAGGGCCTGATGTTTATCGCGCATGTCACCACCGAAGGCGAACGTTGGGACCAATTGGCCTGGCGGTATTACGGCGACGCCCACCGTTATTTGCCGATCGTCCAGGCCAACCCCCACGTGCCCATCAGCGCCATATTGCCCGCAGGGCTGACCCTCGCTATCCCTGTACTGCAACCGCTGCCCACCACAGAAGATCTGCCGCCATGGATGCGATGATTCCCCAACAGGTGCCACAGGCGCGCTTTGTACTCATCTACCAGCAGCGCAACATCACCCGTAACGTCAGCCAGCACCTGCTGTCTTTGTCCTACGCCGATTACCTCACCGGCCAGGCCGATAGCCTGGCGGTCGAGCTGGAAGACACACAAGGCCAGTGGCGTGACCAATGGTACCCAGGCCACGGCGACAGCCTGGAACTGTCCATCGGCTGGGAAGGCCAGCCCTTGCGCGCCCTCGGCCGTTTCGAAATCGACGAAATCGAACTCAACTGCCCACCCTCGACCATCACACTCCATGGCCTGGCCACCGGCATCAAAACGGCGTTGCGCACCACACAACACCACGCCTACGAAAACACCACATTGGCCGCCATCGCCCAGCAAATCGCCACCCGCCAAGGCCTGCAACTGGTCGGCAACATCCAACCGATCCCACTCGATCGGCTGACCCAGCAAGACGCCGACCTGACCTTCCTGCGCAATCTCGCCGCCGAGTACGACTACGCCTTCAAAATCACCGGCCAACGCCTGGTCTTTCACGCCATTAGCCAGCTCGCCAACGCCGCGCCGGTAGCAACCCTGATACTCCAGGACTTAAGCCGCGTGAACCTGCGCGACCAAATCAAAAGCGTCCCCCAGGCCATCGAGCTCAAACACAAAGACCCCGCCAGCAAACAACTGCTGACCTACAAAATCGAGAACGGCGAAACCGTCGCCGTGCCCAGCAGCATCAGCAAAACCACCACCAGCGGCGACACCCAAAAAAGCCGCAGACGCAGCGCCTCCACCGAAGAATCCAAAGCGAAAGCCAACGCAGAACGGGCCAAAGCCAACCGCGAACGCACCACCGGCAGCTGGGCGGCCATGGGCCGACCCAACCTGGTCAGCGGCAACGTCGTCACCCTGGCCGCAGCCGGCCAACTCGGCGGCCACTACCTCATCACCTCATCCCACCACCGCATCACCCGTATTGGCGGCTACACCGTCGACAAACACGTGTGCCGCGTCAGCACAACCAATCAAGAGCAAACCCCATGAGCATCGACCTGGCCTACGGCGAAGTCAGCGCCATCGACTACCCAAGCTGCCGAATCCGCGTCCGCCTGGACGACCGCGATGGCCTTCAGACTTATTGGCTCAACATTCCTCAACGCAATACCCAGGGCACCAAACGCCGTCCACTCATGCCCGAACTGGGCGAACAGGTTGCGGTGTTGCTCGATGCGGATGGGGTGGGTGGTGTGTACTTGGGCGGGATCTATTCAACCGCCGAACCGCCACCGGTTGGGGATGAGGACACGGATTATGTGCGGTTTAGTGATGGGACGGTTTCGACGTATGACCGGGAGGCTGGGGTGATGACGTTGGATTGCGTAGGGGCGTTGGTGCTGAAGTGTGGAAGGAACATCACGATTGAAGCAGGTGGTCCCGTGGTGGTGAAAGCACCTTCGGCGACGTTGGATATCGCGCAGGTCACGTTGAACGGTGACCTGCAGGTGAAGGGCAATATCAGCGCAGCCGGCAGCATTATGGATGCCAAAGGCAACTCAAATCACCACAGCCATTAGGTCGCTGGCTCCACATTTTTCGGCTGTTCATCACCGGCACCAACGTGTGGTTTATCCCACGCAATCTTTCCTTCTGCGTACCCCGGGAACTCGGGGTGGATTTCTTCATGCACGACACCTGAATCGCCCTTGATGCGCGTGGCAATACGCATGGCACCATTGACTCGTGCAAATCGAGTTTCCTGTTCAAACCTACCATTTCGCGAGTGCGTGACCATTCTGAAGCTGAATCGATCTCGATCGCCAACCTCGTTTTCACCGATTTTTTGGGTCATACCGCAGTGGACGTCACCCAATTGGTGTTTGGCTGTGAAGTCCAGCAGGCCCTGTCCCTTGAAGCTCCCGTTTAGCTTTTCCACATCGGTAATGGTGACGTTCACTTGCTGTAATGAATACTGTCCCTTGTGGATAGCGACCCACAGGATCTTAGTACCCACAAAAATGACCGGAAAGAAATGCAGATAGCTGTCACCGCCAGTGATATGGCTAATCATGTTCTTAGTTTTGCTTTCCAGATCGCCAATCAAGTGATTGAGGCGCTGTTCGACACTCCCAAAGCTTTCCTCCACACCAGCCTGCTTTCGCACTCTGAATAACTGCCCAGTCAGCCAACTGGCCAAAAAGAACGATGACCCGAAATTCGAAATGACGTCTTTGACCGTGACCGTGGGTCCCCAAACGACGTAAACAGTCCATAAGGAAGAAACAAGGAAAGGGACCCAGAACTCTTTGACTAACTGGCGCACCGTTTTTTTCGAGATACCCAACACTAACGCGACTCCCTTCGATATTTTCTAGACACTCCGTCATCGGCGGCGAGGGCAGCATCTTTAAAGCTGATTAAAAGCAGTAAGTACCCGGCTTGCGCACCATGGCCGCCATGACCAAGCCCATCCCGTACACCCACATCACCGCCGCCCACTGGCAACCCGCCCTCGGTACCTCCGGTGAGGTCGTCGAGGGCTTGCGCGACATCGACCAATCCATCCGCATCATCCTGACCACCCCCAAAGGCAGCGATCCCCATCGGTCGGAATTCGGCAGCGACTTGCACCTGTACCTCGACTGGCCCACCAACCGCGTGACCCCACATCTGGTTCGTGAAGCAGTCGATGCCATTAGCCGCTGGGAACCGCGTATCTCGGTGGTCCAGGTGCACATCCTGATCAATGCGCTACAGATCATCGTGCAGGTGCGATGGGGCATCGCCGGCCAGATTCTCCAATTGACCAAGGTGCCCTATGCGCGAGCTGCCTAAACCCGAATTCATCAAAATCGATCCAGCAGAGTTCGAGGCGAAACTGATCGCCCGCTACGAACAGAAGTCCGGCAAAACCTTGTACCCCGCCCAAATCGAAAGGCTGTACATCGACCAGATTGCCTACGCCGTGTCTCAGCTACAGATGAGCATCCAGCACGCCGGTGAACAGCTGCTGGTGCGTTTCGCCCGCGGCCCGATCCTCGACTACCTCGGCGAACTGGTCGCCACGCCCCGACTGCTGGCAAAGCCGGCCCGTTGCACCTTGCGCTTCAGCCTGCCCATGCCGGCAATACAGCCGCTACTGATCCCAATGGGCACACGGGTAAATACTCAAGACGTCAAGCTGACCTTCATCACCGACCAAGACGTGACCCTGGCCGCCGGCACTACCCAAGTGACCGTCACCGCCACCTGCCTGACCGTTGGCGAACAAGGCAATGGCTGGACCGCCGGCCAGATCAGTGCCCTTGGTAATCCGCCGATGGCAGGCCTCACCGCAAGCAACACAACGGCCACCGCCCACGGCGCCCAAGACGAAGACGATGACCGCTATCGCGAGCGCATCATCCTGGCCCCCGAAGCCTTCAGTAACGCAGGAAGCCGCGCCGCATATCGCTACCACACATTGGCCGTGCACCAGTCCATCGTTGATGTCGCCGTCCATGGCCCAGACGAAGGCCAACCAGACGGCCATGTCGCGCTATTCCCGCTGACCACCAGCGGCCTGCCAACAGACGACCTACTCCAACGCGTTAGGGCCCAGGTCAGCGGCGAAAAACTCCGACCGCTGTGTGACACGGTTAACGTGTTATCACCCACCGAAGTCGACTATCAGATCAAGGCCAACATCACTTTCTACGCCAATGCAGACCGCCCGACCGCGATGGCAGCCGCACAAGCCGCCGCACAAACCTATGCCGCCGATTGCCGCGCCAGTCTCGGTCGGGACTTGGTGCCGGAACAAATCACCGCATTGCTTCAAGTGACCGGGGTGTACCGCGCCCATCTATTACTGCCGGCAGACCTACGCGAGTTGCAGGGCCATGAGTGGGCAAACTGTTCAGCCATTCAATTAATCGACGCCGGGGTGGTCCATGACTGATCAGCCTCTACCACCTGCATTGGCCGGCGATGAACGTTTCGCACTGTTATGCGAGCTACTAAACCGAGCACTGGCCGAGCTTGATCTCAATGTAATGCTGGTCTATCTGATCGACCTGGTGAAACCCGCGTTACTACCGGTCCTGGCCGACCAGTTCTCGCTCTTGGACGAAGCCGCCTGGCAATTGGCCGAGTCCGAAGAAGCCAAACGCAAGTTGATTAAAGGCGCCGGTGAACTGCACCGCTTCAAAGGCACACCCTGGGCGATCCGCGAAGTCATTCGCTTGCTGGGCTTTGGAGAAGTCATTTTGCAAGAAGGCCGACATGCGCAGCCAAGCACTGAGTCTTCCGTTTGGCCGCTGTACCGGGTCGTTCTAAAGCGCGTCATCACTAACGACCAGGCGATGCTCGTACGCCGCCTACTTCTTTCCGTCGCCCCGGCGCGCTGTCGCCTGGTGTCGCTCGACTATCAGTCCGTCGCCATCCGCTACAACGCAGTCGCGTGCTACGACGGCCAATACAACCATGGGAGCAGCTAATGGCCGATTTACCCGAGTCTCAAGATTGGGCACCCGGTGTGTACCAGCTCGAAACCTCCGATCCCGTACTAGGCGGGCCGGAGGGCATATCGAATCAACAAGCCAAGCAATTGGCGAACCGAACGTCCTGGTTAAAGAAAAAAATAGAGTCTTTCCTCGACGGCTCAGGCATTAACTTTGCCAGCCAGCAGGAAGCAGAAAAAGGGGTTGAGACCAACAAACCCATGAACGCTCTCAGAGTGTTCCAAGCGATCGGCGCCAAAGTCGTTCAGGCGACCACAAGCACCTCAGGCATCGCGAGGATCGCAACTTCCACCATGGTCAGAGCCGGCACCGACAACCGCGCAATCGTGACGCCTAAGATGCTCGCGGCGATGTTCCCGTTCCGGGGGCGGCAGGTCTATAAAGTGCCGGGGGTCTACACCTGGGAAGTGCCCTCTGGAGTAACCAAAGTCTGGGTAGAGGTCATCGGCGCAGGTGGCGGTGGCGCGCGACTTACAACGCTCCCAGGTCCCTCCGGTGGTTCTGGTGGCGGGATAGCTCGAAGATTTTACGATGTCAGTGACAAAGCGTCGGTGATAGTCACAGTGGGCGCAGGCGGTATCGGCGCTTTAGTTGACGGGGGAACAGGCACCGGCGGTGGCACCTCGTCATTCGGTACGACCATAGCGGCCACGGGGGGCGGTGGTGGCTTAATCAACGGAAAAGGACCATACGGGGGAAGCGGTCATGGTGGCGACGAGAACCATAGTATTGGGATGGCCGGCCACGCGATTGGTGGCTCCGCCAGTACCACTTTCCTCGGTGGCGCTGGCGGTGGCGGATCGTCGGGGCCTTCGTGGACAGACGATGTAAAGCCTCTGACTCCTGGACATGGGGGCGGAGGACGAGGCGGCAGCGCCGCCCCTGATGGCGCAGATGGACAGGTGACCATTCAATGGTAACCAGCACCTGGGCACGAATAGAAAACGCAACAGTCGCCGAAGTGACGAACATAGACCCGCAAGACAGATTCCCGCCATCCCTTGTATGGATAACCTGTCCTGACGACGCACGGCCAGGCATGCAGTATGCGGATGGAATATTCACGGCTAAACGTGAAACGCCCATTGACCATGCCGCACACATCGCCCGCGTGCGCTACCAGCACGAAACAGCAGGCATCACCGTCAACGGCGTGAACATCGATACCCACCGCGACAGCCAAGCCTTAATCACAGCCGCGGCGCTATCGGCCGTCATCGACCCAACCTACGTGTGTGTTTGGAAAGCCCTAAGCGGCCCGGTCACGCTAACGGCCACCCAACTGATCGACATCGCCACCGCGGTACGCACGCATGTCCAAGCCAGTTTCGACCGCGAGTGCCAGTTGCTGACAGCACTGGCAGAAGGCACCTACAAGGTCGACATGCTCGACCACGGATGGCCCGCGGCGCAGGGGACATAACCATGCAGGAAATACGCTGTGGCGAGTGCCACCGCAAACTCGCCACCGTTCGCAGTTTCACCGAACTACAAATCAAGTGCCCGCGCTGCCGGACACTCAATCACCTGAAGGCCCCGAGCCTCCTATCCGAATGCCCTGAGCATCTGCCCACAAAAGAGCAGACATGCCCCAGCCCACCATTGGAAGCCTGTTCGCAGGCATAGGAGGTTTTGATGTCGGATTCGAAAACGCAGGCTACCGAACCGCTTGGCAAGTGGAACTCAACCCCACCAACCGGGCTGTCCTTGCCGACCGATTTCCACACGCCACCCAGTTCGAAGACGTCCGCCACTGCGGCGCCCACAACCTCGGCCCCGTCGATGTCCTCACCGCCGGATTCCCCTGCCAGGACATCAGCATTGCCGGCTCAAGACCCAACAACAAAGACACCCGAGGCCTGCGCGGCCAAAGAAGCGGTCTGTTCTGGGAAGTCATACGAATCCTCAAAGAGACACAACCTCGCTGGGTGGTGCTTGAGAATGTCGTTAACCTGCTCGCTATCAACGATAGCCAAGACTTTGAAACAGTCATCGGGGCCCTTGCGCAATGCGGGTATGTGGGATGCTGGCGAGTGCTTAATGCTCAATATTTCGGAGTCCCCCAGCAACGTCGTCGCATATTCCTGGTCGCAGGTCATCGACGAATGCCCCCCATCGAGCTGCTGGCTGACGCTGCGCCAGTGGAAGCAATACCTCCAGCGTCTAGCAAGATCCAGTGGCCACGGCCAGCGGATGCATGGGCTGCCAATACTCTATTGGCAAACAAAGCAGGCTCACAAATCGCTATGGGCTGTACAACTTTCATCGCTCACCCGAACGGATGGCATCAGATGGCTGAGCGGCAGCGAACGTCTGAAAATGATGGGCTTTGCCTCGGACTGGATGCGGCCAACCTTGCAGAGGCTTTCGCTGCCGGAAACGCCGTCGTTACGCAAATCGCGCAATGGATTGCCGAAAAGCTAATCAAAGCAGGCTAACAACCCAGGCAGCGAGGGACATCGCCTTGCTGCCTACCCACCTCAATTCTGAAATTCCCTTGCACCAGCCGCAAAAAACCTAAACCCTATTTACCTCGCGCCAGAGCCCGAGTTTTTCGCGCTCGGCATCAGCTTGGGGCGGGAATTTACTGGGTTGAAACACTTGGTAGCAGGTTGGGAAAAGCAGTTGAAGCGTCACCGACCCCTGTGGCGAGGGAGCTTGCTCCCGCTGGACTGCGCAGCAGGCCCAAAACAGACGCCTCTTTGAACCTGACGGATCCGGGACTCAGGTTTCAGGGCCGCTTCGCGCCCCAGCGGGAGCAAGCTCCCTCGCCACAGGGTTCGGGGCCGACGCCTCGTCAGCGGAACGAATCAGCTCTAGCCGGTGATATCGGGCCCGTCCCAGGGAGGGCAGGGACGGGAGGCTGTTCTGGTAAACGAGCGCTTGGGGCGGGAATTT